CTCATAAGTTACACCCGAAGTGAAGTGTTAACCGTCTAAATAAATAAATAAATAACCATCCTTAGTCTGTAGTGCGAACATAATGGCTTTATATGCCTAAACATAAGCAGTTCAGTACTTGAGGTACATAAATAAATAAATAAATAACACGGTTCTATTTTCACAAGGGTCCCTAATTGATGGGCGACGCTCAGAGTCAGTCAGGTCGACTGGTCTTTTCACTTATTGTACTCCTTTGGAGGTAAATTATGCATTCCTATGCAAGTGATGTTGTGCCAATCCATTACGCTGACGTTTTCAAAATACCACAAGAAATATCCAAACCCTTCCTTTTACAGGTAGGAATTTGGATTGATAATTGTGGTGTGGAGTGGACCGTTTCTCGGCTCAAGGATATGAAGCTTGACTTTATACGTCTGAAAGCTGGTTTGGAACCAACCTCAGTTTGGATTGCAAAATCCGGACATAAGTTTAAGGGCCCTTTAGGGGGTTTACAAACTTGGTGTGGACACAGTTGGAAAAGATGGTCAAAAGCCATTCAGTTCCTCCAGATGTACACGTGGTTTTACTCTCCGGTAGTCACAGCTAAACAAGAACGAAAGTTCCTTGATGGTGTTTCTGCCAATAATGTTCCGATTGCTGATGTTTATCATCATGCTATGAATAAATCAATACAAGTTTTGGGTTTACGTTCAAATTTGGCTGTAAATCCAACGAGCATAGTATTCCGCTCGACCAGTAGTGAAAGGCGTGAGCCCCACGCTAATGGAAAATCTTATATTGAGGGTACCGCTACCTTGGAGTGTGCTTTGTCTTATACAAGGACTACACGACTCGGTTGGGATCTACGTTCAAAGTATAAACGCTTGTTTGATTTTGTTGAACAAGATATAGACTTTGAAGACTCTCGTGATTGTGATGTTTGCGATCATAAGAGCTCAGTGGGTAGGATCGGTTTGATCCAGGAGGCAGGCTACAAGCTTCGTGCTGTAGCGAACCCTGGTAGAATATACCAGCACGCTCTCCGACCCTTGAAGAATCACCTTTTAGGTGTTCTTAAAGGCTTACCTTGGGATTGCACCCATAATCAATCGATACCAGTTGATTTTATTCAACGGCATTTGAAAGAAGGTAAGATTACTCACTCTGTAGATTTATCAGGGGCTACGGATTATTTCCCGCTAGACTTGCAAATGGTCGCATTGCGCGCCATGTTACCTTATAACAAGGACTATTTAGGTCTGTTTTTTGACTTATCTAGATCCCCGTGGTTTTATAAGGATACCCTGATTCGGTGGACAAAGGGACAGCCGCTTGGTTTAGAACCAAGCTTTCCCGCGTTCGCTTTAACCCATGGTTTACTTCTTTTTGCCCTTAACGGTTATCGTCATGATAACATGTTTTTTGTTTTGGGTGATGATGTAACCATTTTAGATGACAATCTTTACCGTACATACAGAGCTGCCCTTATAGATTTGGGGTGCCCTGTTAGTGAAAGTAAGTCCCTTGATTCTCAGTTACTTGCTGAGTTCGCAGGGAAACTTATTACAGCAGATCTTGTTGTCCCTCAACATAAGTGGAGGGTTCCATCCGATGACAGTTTTATTGATGTCGTTCGGAATTTCGGTTTGAGCGCTTGTAGGCTTCTAAGAAAAAGACAAAGACAGGTTGCTAAGAAGTTAGCAGATGTTCCTGACTTTATGGGTGGTCTCGGGTTTAATCCCCGGGGAATTCCACTAGATCAACGGATTCTTGCGAATCTTGATCTCTTTGACAAAGAAAGACTTATGAGTTATCTAATGAGCTATAACAGGGTAGTTTCGTCAATGAACTATTACGAGAAATCGTATAAGAACAAAGATAAAAGTTTCCCAACCTTTCGCAACATCCGTGTTGTAAAAGGCGATTTCGACCAGAAATCGATAGCTTTGGTTCTTCATTTCCTACCAAGTTTAGTTAATTGGTATGAAGTTATGGGAACCAACTTGTTCTGTGTTGCTCCAGATTTGCACCTGGATGTACAAGGACAAGCTAAGAGAGTCACAACCTTAGAACATTACGAAAACGTTTTTGGATTGTAA